GTCTAAAACAGGTGGCAAAATCGCTAGCTTTTACTTTTACTACTAAATCGGTTTCGTGTGTATCAGATCTAGTAAATAGCACAGGGGGCAGGCGTAGCAAGGCCAGGGCAGGCACTAGCAACAGCCCGTCTGTAAACCTAAAACAGATACGGTGATAGCTGTCTACGCCCTGTGTGTACACCGGCACAGCTGCCATAAGCTGTAGTTTGTTATAATTAAATATAGCTACTTGGCTGCTAGGCGTGTTTAGCCACTTCATCTCTACATCACCTATGTAGCTTTCTCTGTGTTGCTCTAGTTTCTTATTTATGTGGTAATCAGTAAAGTAGAATGCAGGCGTAGGCGTAAGCGACCAGGGTAATACACTCTCCAAGTAGTTAGCTAGCCTTTGCTCTCTCCCATAGTCTGCCTTTATTTGTCTAATTGGCTCCACGGGCTGCCCTTTCGCTATCGCTCATAAATGCATCTGGCACAGGCTCGCGCTCAGCTACAGGATCTAGATTTAGCCCTGCCTCTGTAACTACCTCTGTGTAATCCTCTGGCATTAGCCATTGTGCATCATATTTACGCATCCATATTGGCTGGCATTGGTTAGCCTTGACCTTCTCGCGGCACATCCAACCTTTGTATGGCGCACCTGTCTTGCCTATGCCCTCTAGCAACATCCTAAAACCGTGTTTACAGCTTGGCTCATTAGGTAGGTCTATAGCGCCTGTCTTTGTAGGCTTTGTAGGGGCTGTAAGGCTTTGTGCCTTGTCCATATCCTGCCGTGTAGGTCTACCTATGCCACCAGGAGTTAGCAGGCCTATAACGCGACCATAAGCGCTAGTAACGCAGTTCTCTACCCAAAAATTAGCATTAACGCCACGGTCTGACCTAACTTCTAGCGCATAATCTACAGCGCTTGGCTTCTCATCATCATAATTTTTATAGGCCTCAGCTCTTACCAGTATGTAGCCATCTTTTAGGCTTATATCCTCTATGTATGCAACTAGGCGCAAGCCCGGATATTCTGCCCGCGCCCTAGTTATGCGGGCGTTTACATCCTCGTAACCCTCTAAAAAGTTGCTCATTTATTAGCCTCTTTTAGCGCCTTAGCTATATTTTTACCGCGTAGATAACCGTCTCCGTGGCCCTCGCGGTAGCCTGTGCGATAGGCAGCTAACATAAACATACCTACCATTAGCACCGTAAATAAAATTACTGCTAGATCTATTAACATACAGCCCCTTTAGTTATGGCTGATAGCTCTACCTGCTAAGTAGCCCTCTCAGCGTGTAGCTAAAAGTATGAAGGCTAGCACCGACATAAAGCAACCCGACACGCTAGCGGGCTAGTCGTTCCTCAAGCAATAGCTCATAAATTTTATCTACGCGCTGCTCTATACGCTCTACGCGACCTCTTAAATTATGGTTTCCGTTGTTATCTGGTAGCAGCTCGCTTAGATAATGCCTAACTAAATGCCTAATCAGCCCAAGCCCTACACCTGTAAGAGCGCATATAGCCAGCGCAATACTTAGTAAGGCTTGAGCTGTAGACATTACTTCTTAGATCCTATGCCATATTGCTTTTCGTTAGGCTGTATAGCTTTTAGTACTGGCCCGATAAGACCAGCTAAAAAAGCATTAGCTAATACTTTAGGGTCTGTTATGCCTGCTAGGTACAAAGCTGCAACGCTAGCTAAAGCCGCGCGCCCGTAACTATAGGCCGCTGCCTCTAGTTGCTTTCTATTCATTGTGCTACCTGCTCTGCCCCTTGTGTTTTGCCCTTGCTTAACCTTAGTATTATTTTGGCAGCTTTAGCCTCATTTACAGCTACCTCAAAGTGCATTTCATCTGCCCTGGTCCACTCGCCGCCCCAGGCTAGCCCGTACTTTTTAGCTAGCGCCTTAATCATTGGCACTTTCTCGGCTGGAAATGTACCGCGCTTAGTCAGCGGGTGTTTAGTAGCGTTTAGATCTATAGCTGTACCGCTTGCGTGATTACTTAGCTTGCCCGGTACGCCGCGCACATCTCTAAAACAGTAGCCCCACTCATCTAGCGCGCCCTCATCTATTGGCTCTATTAGCGCGTGGAACTCAGCGGCAAAACCAATTAGTAAAGGTGCTACAGCCTCAGCGCATTTAAGTTTTCTATTAGTTCCGGGTACTGCATAACTTTTTATGCCTATCTCTGTGGGGTCTTTACTGGCAGGCCAGCCGTTATAGCTCTGTAGCATTTAGCCAAACCTGCTCTGCCTCATCCCAATACCAACCCATTTCCGCAGGTTTTGGAGTTGGCGGTTGCCACTCATAGTTCTCATCTAGCGACCAAGATGGATAAGGCTGTGGCGCAATAAACACATCTGCCACAGGATCATAGCTATAACCTATGCCTGCATATTGTTTGCGAATACTGTTATTGTATGAAGTGCGCTTGCAAGTTTGTCCTCTAAAATTGCCATACCAAGTTTCGGTATCTAAACCTTCAATCAGTTCAGTTTCATCAATGCCCGAAATTACCTCAGTTACTATATTATTTTCATCTAAAAATGCGTAATGTGCCATTATGAGAAACTCACATTTCCTGTGCCGTCTGTAATAGTAGCTCTTTTATATCCACCACTAGCCGCACTTTCTGTTCCTGTTACACCTGCACCAAAAGTTATTGTTCTTGTATCTGGATATCGCAAAATAATTACACCCTTACCGCCATTACCGCCTGAAGTGTTGCCATCCCAATATCCACCAGAGCCACCGCCACCAGTATTGACTAAGCCATTTCTATCAGAACTTGTGGCTGAACCGCCACCACCTGTTCCACCAGTTCCACCTGAACCATTTTGTTGTCTAGCTCCACCGCCACCACCTGCATAAGTAACAGATGAACCTGTAATGCTAGTTGCAACACCATTACCACCATTACCACCAACGCCAGCAGGAAATGTGCCGCTTGCATTTCCCCCAATTACTCCTGCACCACCGCCACCAGAACCAGGGCCATCTGCTGAGCTATATGCTCCACCTGCAAAACCTTGCCCAGTTTGTCTAGCCCCACCACCGCCTGCAAAAGTTCCACCACCTTGACCGCCACCTGAACCACCTGCGTTTCCAGCGTTTGTAGAACTATCATTAAATGCACCACCACCACCACCGCCAACGCTAGTTATTGTCGTAATGCCTGTTCCAGATATGTATGAGTCTGTGCCATTTGTGCCTGGGTTATTGTTTGGGCTACCAGTATTACTTCCACCAGCACCGCCCCCGCCAATAGATACTGTGTAATTTTGTCCATTTGAGAGACTTATCGCATTTTCTAAACTGCCGCCGCCGCCTGTTGCTGTAACTGTGCAACGCAGACCACCAGCTCCACCGCCACCGCCGTGCTGCCGTGAGCCACCACCAGCACCACCAGCAACAACAAGATAATCAACAGTAAAAGTGCGCGGATAATTTTGACTAGCAATAATGCCCAATAAACTCATTACGCTATATCTCCTACGACCAAAAACGTATTTGATGCTGTGCAGATAATGCTAGCTGCGCTTTGTTGCGCGCGTAGTTTAGGGGCGCTAGAGGTTGCACCTGTGCTAGTTATTGTTACACCTGCGCCTTGCGCTAGCGTTACTTGGCCTGCTCCGATCTGCGCTATATTTATTACATCACCTGCACTAAATACAGATGGCGGCACAGTTAGCGTTATTGCGCTTGCATTGTTAAGGGTTACTAGCTGATTAAGGTTAGCTGCTAATAGCGTATATGTAGTGCCTGTTTCTGCATCAAACTCTAGTTTTAATCTAAGTACAGCTGTACCGCTAGTCACGCCGCCTGATAGCCCTGAGTCTGTGCCTGTAGTTATGCCCTCTATATCACCTGTTGCTCCGCTGACTACCCACGCGCTGCCTGTGTAATACCAAGTAGTGTTAGTATCTTTAGTAAATGCAAACTGACCTTCTTGTGGGCTAGTTATTGCGCTGTTACGCGCTGCCTCTGTGGCAAAAACTAATATACCTTGCATTAAATACCCGTTTACATCCGCGGCAGTTAAAACCTCACCTGTGGTAAAGGTCTTAAATCCTAAGCCCGCTGCCATAGCATCTCCTTAATAAGCAAGTACGCCTGTGTCTAGCAGGCCGTATATGCTTGAGTCTAGTATAAAGCCGTCTATTATCGGCTCTAGTGTTGTTAGTGTCGTTTTCCAGCTGCCGGGCGTAATTGCCATAGCTACGCCAAACACCTGCAAAGTCTTAGTTAATGTAGATGAGCCTGGCTGGTTAGTAGTAATCGTTATAGGGTCAAAAAAATCTAGATTTAGGGCGGCGATTATGCCGGCATTATAGTTATCTGTGTATAAATCTAGGGTAATGGCATCACATCTTATAGACGTTTCTTTACGGCTAGCTACATAGGCTTGAGCGTAATCTAGGGCTACCGCATCTGTCTGCATTAGTAGATTTTGTTGGTTATAGCTGTGTGTAAAGTACTTGGCAATACTGGCTGCATCTGTAGCTACCTGTGTAGTACCGCCTGTACGCGTGATGCTAGCCGCATTAAATACCAACGTATCATCTAAGCGCCAAACAGCGTTAAAATAGCCTATAGCCGTGCCGTTATCGTTAAACACGGTAGGTGTGCCGCCTATGCTAGCCGTGGTCACGTTTCTATCTTGGAAGACGAAAGAGCCGAGAGCATCAACATAAAAAGCGCCGTATTCACTTAGGGTTACTGTGTTAAGAGCTGCAAGACTAGTACGCGCTGTGCCGGGGTCTGCCTGCATTGTAGTTAGCCCTGCATCTACATCACGCATAGAGCTAGGCCAGCCTATTTGATCTAATATTTGATTAACTCGCGTACCTGATAAGTCACCAGCTGTAGCCCCTGCTACCGTTGCTATCTGTGCATTTTGGGCAAGTCTAAACGCATCTACCGCCGTAATCGTGGTATAAGTAACCTCATCTGCGTTTTTAGGTGTAGTAGTAGTGTAGCTAGTAATAAAACCGCTAAAGATAGGGTAAGTAGTACTAGCGTAGGTAGCTGTTATCTGCACTTTACGCATAGGGTCTAGCAAGCCATAATAAGGGCCGCTAGTATTTTGTGGGTTAAAATCGCCGTTTTGGTCAACAATACGCATAGTTAGCGTACCTGTTTGGAATTGGTCAGCCTGTGGGTTACGGCCTCTGTTAGTTTGTATTGTATCTACTACGTTAGACACATCTACAATTACTGCCGCGCTATCTGCTAGCACGTTTGTATCTAGTATGCCTGTATCTAAAATCATAGCTTGAGCAAAGCTAGGCCCGGTACTAAAGTTAATTACCGCATTTACTACAGGTAGGGTCATAGCCCACCGGTGTAACGCAACGGGTCACCCTTGCGCTCTAGGTCTAATATGGCTTTTTGTACAGCTTGGCTTATTGTGTCCTCACTACCTACTACACCTGCATTTACTGTTATGTAGTTATCACCCATCCTAAAGCGGGCAGGGTCAAAGCCAGAGTCTGCCCCTATGCCTGGTCTTTCCATTATACGCATTTGTGCTAACCGTAACTGCTCATCACCTAACATACTGTCCATAAAAGGTTGCGCTAATAATGTGTCTATATGCTCTTTAAGTAAAACATTGATACCTGTGCCAGGATCTGTAGTTGCTCGCAGCGCTAATAAATTGGCAATAGCACCGCCTCCTACTGCACCGCCGCCTACTGCACCGCCGCCTACTGCAACGCCGCCTACTGCACCGCCGCCAACTGCACCACCGCCAACTGCACCGCCTGCACCTATTCCTAATGGGTTAATCTGTAGGCCTGCCATTTTCATCAACAGAGCTAGCGCTTCGTTTAGGTTTTGTAGGTCTATAAGCGCTTTAGGCTTAAACTTTTCTAATATGGCGTTTATATCTTGTAGCTTAAAATCTTGTGCCTGCAACGCGCCTAGTATTGCTAAATTAAGGTTTATCTTTTTAGCTAGTGCCGTGGCAGCTACTACATCTTTAGCAGCTATAGCATCCTCTAGCGCCGCCATATCTTTTTTGAGCGTTAAGCGTACAAGGTCATTAGCTAGGCTTAGTTTTTGTTGATCTGTCGCAGCTGCACCTAGCTTGTTTATTTCATCCTGTTTGGCTGCTAGCGCCGCTGCCACCTGTATCTTGTCCAAGTCAAATACATCTGTACCTTTGCCTAAAGCTAGGGCAGCCTTATCTAAGGCTAATTGATTTGCCTTTTCTTTTGTTATAAGTTTTTGCTCATTTAATCTTTTTTTAGCAGCTAAAGCCTCTGCCTGGGCTATTTTTAGTAAGATGCCCCTGTTACTTAGTTCTTTAGCGTATGCCTCAGCTTGTTTTTTGCGTAGTTTATTAGTCTTATCTAGTTGATCTGCCGCGCTACCAATAATAGGGTCTAGGCCTATAAGCGCATCAAAGGCTTTTAATATAAGTTTTATAGCTGGGTTTTTACTCAGTTCCTCTAATTTAACCTCAAACTTATCAAATGCGCCTGCAGCTTTACCTAACGCTGTGCCTATCTGTGTGCCTAGTTCTATAATCTTTTCTTGGAAATCCTCTACGCTCATACCGCTAGCCTCTAGGCCATCTACAAACCCTCTAGCTAGCGCCTCTTTAGCTTGATCTCCTGCCTCGGCTAACCTGGCTATTTTAACTGCGTAGGTGTCTAAGGCCTTAGCGCCTGCACCTAAATACTTGCCATTAAGTAATTCTAATATTTCATTAAAGCTTTTACCTTTTAGCTCAGCTGTAGTAAAACCTATGCGTAACCTAGCTAGCGCGGTAGTTTCACCCTTAAAGGCACGAGCTAGGCCATTACTAACAGCTTGTAAATCTTTGCCTGTTGCTAAGCTTACATCTAGCGCGGTCTGCAATAGTTTTTGCGCTTGCGTAGCATCACCTGTAGCTTGTGATAAGGATACAAACGCGCGCGTTAAATCGCCCCCGCCTATACCTGTAGCTAGGGCTAGCTTGTCTATAAATGAGTTAAGAAAAGGCGCAGCAAAGCCTAAATTAACAGCATCTAATTGCGCCCCTAATAACTTGGCCTCTTTTTCTGCCTCTGCAAATGATCTAGCTGCTGCTCTACCAAACCTTAATACAGCTGTTACGCTAAATGCTACAGCTAAAGTTTTAGCTAAACTTTTTACATTTTTACTTAGTTTTGTAGTCGCAGTTTCCGCTTCCTTAAACGCTTTTTTGCCTGTAAACTCAGAGGCTATATTTACTACTACTTGCGGATCTACAGCCATTATTTTACCGCCTGCAAGATATATTTATTAAATACAATTTTGGTTTTCTCTATAGCTTTAATTACAGCTGCGTTAGTCTTGCCGCCATCCTCAGCCCAAGCTCTATAAATTGCCCGGCCTTTCATCTTTCTAGACCTACGCCCGCGCCCTGTTTGATTATTAGCATCTACTATTTTACCTGTGCCATTAAGTGCATCTATAAATTGTTTACCAGCGTTAGGATTAAGGCTGTTAGAGTATTGTTTACCGCTAGCAGTAGTTTTGTCGTATACGCCATCTATGTAACGATCTACTAGAGGGCCTTGCGGTCTGCCAAACGGGTTAAGCCGCCCGCTAGTTTCATAGATAGCACCGGCAGCGCTTACATTGGCTATGCGCGCTAAAGCTCTAAAGCCGTTTTTATTAGGCTTGCTGGGCGCTGTTCTATAGCCTATACCGCGCCTAGCTTCGCCTGCATCAAATTTTGGAAATGCTCTATAATTTATTGTTTCTGCGCTAGATACTGGCTTAGACCAGTTGCTTAGTTCTGGTATATCTGCAGGTATAAAACCCTTAGCTTTGTTTGTAACAGGCTTTAACAGGTTGGCTAGTTCTTTTTGTATAGCTTTGCCTAAATCCGGGGCATACTTGCGTAAAGCCTTGCGAGCTTCAACGCCGCCTCTTACCTCGGTTGGCATCCTGCATCTCCTTAGCCCTATCGGTTAAAACCTTTAGGATATTACTAAACATTACATCATCTAGATCTAGCAAGTACTGGGGCGCTATGCCTGTTTCTACCGCAATTTGTGCGATTAAATAGCCAAAACTACCGCGCCCCACTACTCCAAAGGGTTATCGTCTGTAACCTCAACTTTAGCTAAGGTTTCTAGAAAATCTGCCCCAAACGTTTTTACTACTTCGCCGCTAGTGCGTAGGCACTCCCAGGCTAGCCAGTAAACATCACTTTGCTTTTCATCATCTCTAAAGGCTTTGTGAAAACCTTTTTTAGCATACTGCTCAAAGGCATACTCAATACGGGGCGTAATCTTATGCTCGCTTACGCTGCCGTCTGCCCTTGTTATTTTAAGCTGTGCCATTGTTGCCCCTTTGTTTTAGTTATGGTGTGGTGTCTACTACGATAGGTGAGTTACAAGTAAATGTAATGCTCTGGGTACTGATATCAGCGACAGATCCGTTAATGTCTGTAGTATTGTTGACCAAAACTGTGGTCTGATATTCTGGGTTTGTTGCCGATATAGCCGCGCTTGTCTGCTTAAGTGTTAGCGCTACAGTAGTACCCCACGCAGCTTGCAAGGTTGCAAGTACGTTTGATGCTGCCGTATCGTTTAGAAAATCAAGCGTGATAGTGCTGGCCTCTAAACCTTTTACAAACTTATGCGCTGTGTCGCCCATAGCTGTAACTTCTAGCTCATCAAAACTACGGTTAATAGTTGCGCTAGTAACGTGATCCGACAGGGCCACGCTGTTTAGCGTGACTACTACGCCGTTAGAAAGAAAAATTGCCATTAGTTATTCCTCGTTTTCTGTTGTCGGTGTTTCTGTGTCTTTTACTGCCTTTTGCTTTGTTTCTTTAACCTCTTTAGGCAGTTCTTGCCCTATCTTGATTAGAAACGCTTTATCCTCATCTGTAAGTGCCATTTTAGCTCCAGCTCGTTAGTACGGATATTTGTAAATCGCTTGTAAGCAAATCACCGCTAGGCAGCGCCAATACGCTAGGAGCTGATACAGCGGTAACATTAAATACGATACTGCTAGCGGCTAATAGACCAAACACAGCCACTATCGTATCCTCTATGCCTTGCAGGTTGCCTTCATTAGAAAACATAGGCACGGTCATAATAATCTTAAAATTTGCTAGCGGCGCAATACTTGCGTAAGAATTATTGCTAGGCGTAATGTAATTGTCTGCCGGAGCCACTACTACGCTGTTAGCTACTATTGTGCTAGGTGGAAAGCTAAAGGTAGACCAAACAGAGTTATTAGCTAGTGCAGCGGCTATAGTAGATCTAAGCGTAGTTATCGCGGCTGGCATTATCCGACCATAGCGCTAGGGTTAAGATACGGCGCTAGTAGGCCGCGTACAGATGCCATAAGAGTATTACTCATCTTAAATGGGCTAGGGCTAAAGCCATCTACGCTTACCCCGCCTGCCTGTGTGCTAAATCGGCTAGTCCAGATATTCTCAGCTATCATCAAAGCGGCAGCGTTAATTGCAGGTGTAGCCGCGTAGCTTGCGGTCTTTGTATCCTCACCCGTCATAGTGCCGCTAGGTACTACGCGCCTAAAGTTTTGGTCACTAGCTGTTTTTGCATATTGTATAAAGCTATAACCCTGTGGGTATTGGTAATAGTTAAGCTGTAAATTAAACGCTGGTAAAAGGCTAGTGCTACCAGAGCTAAAAGGCAGGGTGCTAGTAATTGTGTAGCTGCCGTTAAAAGTAGTGCCAGCCCCGGCTACTGTGACGGTTTGGCCAGTAGTAAATAGGCCGGGGTTGGCTATCATTACTGTAGCTACGTTACTTACTAACGCAGTTCCCACTACAGGTGCAGAGTCAAACCATAAAAAACCGTTTATTAAATCTTGCGCCGTTTGGCAGGTGTCCTCTATCCAAGTGTAACTATCGTACAAAGTGCCTACGCCTAATGATGCTTTAAGTGTTGCAGCTGTTACGTATGTGGCTGGCATATTTGTACCTTTCTTTGTAGGTCTGGTAGAGCCAAAGGGCTAAGGCCCTACCAGACTATTAGTTATTTATTACGCGATATTTAGGCGGCAGATACCGTTAGGGATCTTGGCAATAGTTGCCATAAAGCCGTAAATAGCTACCTGTACTTGTAGATTTGATACTACGTTTACGCTCATGTAAGCCTGTGGGCTTTCATAAACAGTAAATGCCTCTGGCGCAAGAATAAACGCAGAGTTATCAACGACTCCAGCGGTCATAAATCTATCTACATAGAGATCTAGACCTAATACGTTACCGCGTACAGAGTTATTAGCTACCTGACCAGCTGCGTTAGCAAGTGCAGATGGGTTTGGCTGGTAAGCGTTAAAAATTGGGCGGCCTGTGGTATCTACTGCACCTAATAGCAGATTATAAATACCTGTGCTGCCTACAAAGTTTTGTGCAAAGTAGCCGCTGTTCTTGTAAACGTTAGCTGTACTTTCAGCGGTATAAGAAATCAAACCTGCCGCTGTAGCTGCTACGCCTGTGCTAGTAAAGCCTGTTGCGTTAATTGCACTAATAACAGCGCTATCTGTTGCGTTCATATATGCGTTCTGCATTTGCTGTGTTAATTCAGCAAAAAAGCCCGGATTATCTGTACGCTCTAGTAGTTCTACAGACAGAGTGTTCATACCAGCATACTTATTTACAGTTCCAGTTAGATACTCAGTTACCATACCTGTATTAGATACAGCGCCGGCTTCTGCCTCTACAGTAACGGTAGGTGCTACACCATTTAGCCCGCCGTTTGAGTCTACAAGTGCAGGCACGTTAATTGTGTTGCCCTTAGGTGGCAAAACTCCACGGCTGCAAGCATCTACAGCGCTGCGTGGAAAACGTGTGTTAGAAATGAATTCTGTTAGGTACTGGGTGGGGTTAAAACTTGGATTTGTTGTCCAGCTATCATCTGCAGCTGTTACATATAGCTTTGACTCATCATTACCTAAAGCAGCTTTGATTTTATGCTCTGTGTATGCGCCCATAGATGTAATCGGTGTGCGTACTCTCTGTGAGTTAAGCGCACTTGGCTTAATAATTCTGCGGCTGGCCTCTACCGGTTCGGTAACGCCCTCGGCATCTTTTGACTCATAGCTAACGCTCTTTAGCGTTACTGTCGCACCGTCTGGTAGGTAAGTACCTTCCGCTGCCATTTCTTCCGGGGCTTTATCCACGGTTTCTCCTGTCGTTTCTGTTGGTTGGTTTGGATCTACTGCGTTTTCTTGTGCAGCAATTTTTAACACGGCAGCGCTTGGAAATGCAGCGCTCTCTACTAGAGATACCTCTTTCAAGGTAGCAGCCGTAACTAGCAGATAATCTTTTTCTTGGCGTGAGTCCTCTACCTCTACACCTACGCTAAGCCCATCCATTAGCTGTTCTTGTGCGAGCAAAATTGCATCACTACCGCGGGTGCTAGCGCTTACCTTAAAGCTGCCATACAAACCCGTTTTATTACTGGTAACACTCTGCATACGCCCTACCGGCTTAGAATTATCGTGAGACATCAAAAGCTTAACCTTGCTTGGCTCTGGCACGGTTATAGAGTTTTCTGCAAACACTACGCGCCCGGCGCTTGTGTTGCCTACCTCGCCATAAGGCGCAATTTTGCCGCTAATCGTGCGCCTATCGCCGTTATCTACTGCCTCTATGTTGCCGCTAAATGTTAGTAGCATTTACTATTCCTTTATCTAGTCCATCTGGGCTTAATTCCTCTAACGCTCGCGCCTGCTCTACTGTAATTAGGTCAAGTGTTAGCATTTTCTCTATTGCCTCTAGTCTTTTTAGCGTATCAGCGCGTAAAAATGTTTCATCAAGTGCAAATCTAACTATGTTGCCGCGCCGGGTGATATCATCCATAGACAAGCGGTTTTCTATAGAGCTTAAAAATGGCTGTAATGAGTACGAAACGAAATCTTTCCTGTTTTCTATAGTGTTAGAGTATGTAAGGCTAGCGTTCATATCTGCACTAATGTAAAAAGCCGGTACGTTCATTAATCTGCTTATTTCCGTTGCTAAGTACTGGCTACTTTCATTATAGGTCATGTCCTTAGGTGAGTAGCCCACAGGCTGATAATCTAAGGTGCTAGTTAGGTAAGCGGTGCTGCGATTATTACGCGCTGCCTTCCACGCGGCTAGCAGCCCACTAATTTGTGCCTCTGGTAAATCTGCCCCACTATTCTTAATAAACCCTGTAGCCATAGGCGTAGCAGCTGCAACGCTAGCCGCTTTTTGTATATCTAACGCGGCCTGTATTGTGCGCCCGCCTGTTTCTAATACACCTGGTAACAAACTTTGGAAAGTAACTAGAGATCCTACGCCGCTATCTGGTACGCGTTGCCCGTTTATAGAGTAGTAATCAACCTCATCACCGTATTTATCTGTAGTTACTGTAACGCGTGTATTAGCTACCCACTCAAAGCCGCTAGGCCTTAAATCATCTTGGTAAACAGAATTAACACGCAAATAACCTACGCCGTAAAATAATAATGACTCTACTAGGTAAGCAATAGTTACGCTGCGTGGCTGTCTTAGGTCAAATTGATCTAACCAAACTGGGTTTTCTAATTTACGCCCTGTACTTTTTTGTATTAGCTCTAAATCTATACTTGCAATAACGCCACAGATTAAGTTACGGCATCTAGAAACTGCGGGTACTTGGAGAGCCAAGTTTCTATCTATAAACGGTACGCCGTTTGTATTGTATAAACCGCCAAAACTATAAACACCCGCGCCGTATGTCTGCGACATAATAGGCGGCGATAATTGCGCCTCTATATCTTTTTTGCCTATGCCTAGTGTTTGCAGTAATCCCATAGAGCGTATTATTGCCTAAAGGTCAAGTATATCTTTACCATACGCTTTGGGCGTGTCTAGGCGTATACCTTAGCCTCAGCTACAGGTTGAGCCATTATGTGTATAACCATAGCAAGGCCAATAGGTATATCTACAGGTCCGGCAGACTTGCGCCTCACAATACGCCACGCATCCGGGGTCTGTTTAGCTGCACAGTTAGCCATTTGCTGTATAAGCGCATCTTGCCCGCTATGCCTAAGCCTATTATTAACTAAAGCATCATACATATCGCTACAAGCGGTATAAAAGCTCTGTCCAGATACATCACGGGTCTGTACGCCTGCATTTTGTAGCCTTTGCGCAATACTGGCAGTAGTGTATTTGTCGTAGCAGACTAAACGCGGGTAATACAGATCTGACCACTTTTTTATACTAGCTGCTATAACTATTTCATCTACTGCTACCTGTGAGCTGTAGGTTTCTAGTACTGCAACGCCTATCTTGCCGTCTGGCAATACTTGGCCCATTACTAAGCTGGCATCTCGGCGGCTAGGGCTTACATCAAAGGCAAATACAGTAAGCGGGCCAGGGCTCATTTTTAGGTTTATGTCGCTTGCATCCTCAACAGCGCCAAACGGCCACGGGCTTTGTAAGCTGTCTATCCATTGGCTAAGGCTCTCTGTCCTAAACTGCTCTGTAGTCTGCACCGTTAGCGCCTCGGCTAGCGCTTCCTCAGTTATTAGTATGCCTAGCGCTGGGTTAGCAGATGCCCAAGCTTTACGATCATCTAAAGCGCAAAATGGCGGGGCGCTATATTCGTAATAGCCCATAGACGGCGGCGGGTTAGCCTGGCAGCGCTCGCGTAGCTCATTTAGCGTAGTGCTAAACGCATCACCAGCGTTGCTACACAATAAAGTTTGGCTATTAGGTTTTGCGCGGGTAACAGGAGTAGCAGCTGCGAAGGCTTCCTGTGTTATCTCGCGTAGCTCATCTATAAATAGAAAGTCAGCGCTAGCACCGCGCGAGCTATCGCGGGTAGCAGCTCTTACATCTAGCCTAGCCCCGCTTTTTAAGATTATTGCCTCATTACCGTTTGTGTAAAGTATCTTTTTTAGTTGCTTCTTTAGCTCTGGGTTATCCTCTATTGCATTAGCTACCTCTCTAAAGGTAGTAAGGGCCATAGATCTAGCAGAGCTAATAATTATGTGATTACGCTCATTGAACAAAAACAGGCCAGCTAATATACGCATACGCGCTAAATGTGTCTTTCCGTTTTGACGGCTTGTAATGGCGAGGCAGGTCTTGCGTACGAACATTTTATTTTTATCTATTGTCAGCATATCGTCTAGCACTAGGCGCTGCCAGGGTAAAAGCGGCAGCCCTATTTTCTCTGCTAGCTCTGCAACCTCGCCGCCGCGTGTAGGCCCAGATAACAAAGCGTTATGCAAGCGCGGTTTCGCTAGCCCCCGGAGCGGCTGTTTAGGTTTACTAGTCATTAGTTAGCGCTCTGTTCAGGCTGGCCCAAACAGGGCCCGCTTTGTGGCGTTATGTCCGTTTTCGGAGAGATATTGCCTGAAAAGACAGGGGGGGTAGCAGACCTTGCTAAAAAAACGCCTTGAGATCTATTGCCCTTGCTTATGTTGCATCTGCGACAACAGGCCACCGCGTTATCTAAATTAACTACTAACTCTGGGGCTTTGCTAATAGGTATTACGTGGTCTACCTGGTCTGCCTCTTGCCCACAGTATGCACAGGTGTAGCCATCTCTAGCTAATACTTTAGATCTAAAGCCATCACGATAGGCACGCTTTAATCTAGGGTCACCAGACTTAGCCATTAGTACCACCTATGCTTCTTGTAATGAGCCCACGCTAAGCAGGCGTTACCTTTGTATATTCTATGCTTATCTATGTACTTTAGCCCTAAGTCTATTTGTTTGTAAGGGTTAGTTTCTTTTAGCTTTAATAGCTGTGGTATGCCATAAGCTGTAGATTTAGGATTAGTTGCTTTAGGCCGCCAATTACTCTCTTTAGTCCATAGCTTCTCTAAACATATAAATTGCTTATAACTGCCTATCTTTATATGTGCATATATTTTGTAAGCATCTGTAGCATTTAGATCAGCGTTAGCCGAAACATTTTGTGTAAAGATAGAGCCTATGACTAGGCATAGAATTACCCTAAGATTACGCAGCTGGTCTGAGCTATCCGCTAGGGCGGCTCTGCCTGCGCGCAGTAATCGTACTGGGCTAGTCAAGCATTTAGCCATATTGTGGATAACTTGAACGGGGCTTGGGCGTGTTGTCCACAGGTTTTGCGCCCCTGTGGATAACTTAATTGCGCACCTGTCTAGCGTTATTCACATCTACCATAGTTATATCTAGTAGCCCGCACCTAGTGCATTGTAGGCACTTTACGTTAGGTGGCAGGTGGTCTGATACCACGCGCTCTAGCTGTAGCGTTACGGTCTTGCATTGTCTGCACTTAGCCTCTATGTAAAGCATAGTTTCCATAGTCCTAATCTACGCGCTCAGGTCTAAAACAGGTGGCAAAATCGCTAGCTTTTACTTTTACTACTAAATCGGTTTCGTGTGTATCAGATCTAGTAAATAGCACAGGGGGCAGGCGTAGCAAGGCCAGGGCAGGCACTAGCAATAGCCCGTCTGTAAACCTAAAACAGATACGGTGATAGCTGTCTACGCCCTGTGTGTACACCGGCACAGCTGCCATAAGCTGTAGTTTGTTGTAGTTAAATATAGCTACCTGGCTGCTCGGAGTGTTAAGCCACTTCATCTCCACATCACCTATGTAGCTTTCTCTATGCTGCTCTAGCTTCTTATTTATGTGGTAATCAGTAAAGTAAAATGCAGGCGTAGCCGTAAGCGACCAGGGCAGTACACTTTCTAGGTAATTAGCTAGCCTTTGCTCACGCCCATAATCTGCCTTTATTTGTCTAATTGGCTCCACGGGCTGCCCTTTCGCTATCGCTCATAAATGCATCTGGCACAGGCTCGCGCTCGGCTACAGGATCTAGGTTTAGCCCTGCCTCTGTAACTACCTCTGTGTAATCCTCTGGCATAAGCCATTGTGCATCATATTTACGCATCCATATTGGCTGGCATTGGTTAGCCTTGACCTTCTCGCGGCACATCCAGCCTTTGTATGGCGCACCTGTCTTGCCTATGCCCTCTAGCAACATCCTAAAACCGTGTTTACAGCTAGGCTCATTGGGTACGTCTATAGCGCCTGTCTTTGTAGGCTTTGTAGGCCCTGTAAGGCCTTGTGCCTTGTCCATATCCTGCCGTGTAGGTCTACCTATGCCACCAGGGGTAAGCAGGCCTATAACGCGGCCATAGGCGCTAGTAACGCAGTTCTCTACCCAAAAATTAGCATTTACGCCACGGTCTGACCTAACCTCTAAAGCATAATCTACAGCGCTTGGCTTTTCATCATCATAGTTTTTATAGGCCTCAGCTCTTACCAATATGTAGCCATCTTTTAGGCTTATATCCTCAATGTATGCAACTAGGCGCAAGCCCGGATATTCTGCACGCGCCCTAGTTATCCTTGCGTTTACATCCTCATAGCCCTCTAAAAAATTGCTCATTTATTGGCCTCTCTTAGCGCCTTAGAAATATTTTTACCGCGTAGATAACCGTCACCGTGGCCCTCGCGGTAGCCTGTGCGATAGGCAGCTAACATAAACATACCTACCATTAGCACCGTAAATAAAATTACTGCTAGATCTATTAACATACAGCCCCTTTAGTTATGGCTGATAGCTCTACCTGCTAAGTAGCCCTCTCAGCGTGTAGCTAAAAGTATGAAGGCTAGCACCGACATAAAGCAACCCGACACGCTAGCGGGCTAGTCGTTCCTCAAGCAATAGCTCATAAATTTTATCTACGCGCTGCTCTATACGCTCTACGCGACCTCTTAAATTATGGTTTCCGTTGTTATCTGGTAGCAGCTCGCTTAGATAATGCCTAACTAAATGCCTAATCAGCCCAAGCCCTACACCTGTAAGAGCGCATATAGCCAGCGCAATACTTAGTAAGGCTTGAGCTGTAGACATTACTTCTTAGATCCTATGCCATATTGCTTTTCGTTAGGCTGTATAGCTTTTAGTACTGGCCCGATAAGACCAGCTAAAAAAGCATTAGCTAATACTTTAGGGTCTGTTATGCCTGCTAGGTACAAAGCTGCAACGCTAGCTAAAGCCGCGCGCCCGTAACTATAGGCCGCTGCCTCTAGTTGCTTTCTATTCATTGTGCTACCTGCTCTGCCCCTTGTGTTTTGCCCTTGCTTAACCTTAGTATTATTTTGGCAGCTTTAGCCTCATTTACAGCTACCTCAAAGTGCATTTCATCTGCCCTGGTCCACTCGCCGCCCCAGGCTAGCCCGTACTTTTTAGCTAGCGCCTTAATCATTGGCACTTTCTCGGCTGGAAATGTACCGCGCTTAGTCAGCGGGTGTTTAGTAGCGTTTAGATCTATAGCTGTACCGCTTGCGTGATTACTTAGCTTGCCCGGTACGCCGCGCACATCTCTAAAACAGTAGCCCCACTCATCTAGCGCGCCCTCATCTATTGGCTCTATTAGCGCGTGGAACTCAGCGGCAAAACCAATTAGTAAAGGTGCTACAGCCTCAGCGCATTTAAGTTTTCTATTAGTTCCGGGTACTGCATAACTTTTTATGCCTATCTCTGTGGGGTCTTTACTGGCAGGCCAGCCGTTATAGCTCTGTAGCATTTAGCCAAACCTGCTCTGCCTCATCCCAATACCAACCCATTTCCGCAGGTTTTGGAGTTGGCGGTTGCCACTCATAGTTCTCATCTAGCGACCAAGATGGATAAGGCTGTGGCGCAATAAACACATCTGCCACAGGATCATAGCTATAACCTATGCCTGCATATTGTTTGCGAATACTGTTATTGTATGAAGTGCGCTTGCAAGTTTGTCCTCTAAAATTGCCATACCAAGTTTCGGTATCTAAACCTTCAATCAGTTCAGTTTCATCAATGCCCGAAATTACCTCAGTTACTATATTATTTTCATCTAAAAATGCGTAATGTGCCATTATGAGAAACTCACATTTCCTGTGCCGTCTGTAATAGTAGCTCTTTTATATCCACCACTAGCCGCACTTTCTGTTCCTGTTACACCTGCACCAAAAGTTATTGTTCTTGTATCTGGATATCGCAAAATAATTACACCCTTACCGCCATTACCGCCTGAAGTGTTGCCATCCCAATATCCACCAGAGCCACCGCCACCAGTATTGACTAAGCCATTTCTATCAGAACTTGTGGCTGAACCGCCACCACCTGTTCCACCAGTTCCACCTGAACCATTTTGTTGTCTAGCTCCACCGCCACCACCTGCATAAGTAACAGATGAACCTGTAATGCTAGTTGCAACACCATTACCACCATTACCACCAACGCCAGCAGGAAATGTGCCGCTTGCATTTCCCCCAATTACTCCTGCACCACCGCCACCAGAACCAGGGCCATCTGCTGAGCTATATGCTCCACCTGCAAAACCTTGCCCAGTTTGTCTAGCCCCACCACCGCCTGCAAAAGTTCCACCACCTTGACCGCCACCTGAACCACCTGCGTTTCCAGCGTTTGTAGAACTATCATTAAATGCACCACCACCACCACCGCCAACGCTAGTTATTGTCGTAATGCCTGTTCCAGATATGTATGAGTCTGTGCCATTTGTGCCTGGGTTATTGTTTGGGCTACCAGTATTACTTCCACCAGCACCGCCCCCGCCAATAGATACTGTGTAATTTTGTCCATTTGAGAGACTTATCGCATTTTCTAAACTGCCGCCGCCGCCTGTTGCTGTAACTGTGCAACGCAGACCACCAGCTCCACCGCCACCGCCGTGCTGCCGTGAGCCACCACCAGCACCACCAGCAACAACAAGATAATCAACAGTAAAAGTGCGCGGATAATTTTGACTAGCAATAATGCCCAATAAACTCATTACGCTATATCTCCTACGACCAAAAACGTATTTGATGCTGTGCAGATAATGCTAGCTGCGCTTTGTTGCGCGCGTAGTTTAGGGGCGCTAGAGGTTGCACCTGTGCTAGTTATTGTTACACCTGCGCCTTGCGCTAGCGTTACTTGGCCTGCTCCGATCTGCGCTATATTTATTACATCACCTGCACTAAATACAGATGGCGGCACAGTTAGCGTTATTGCGCTTGCATTGTTAAGGGTTACTAGCTGATTAAGGTTAGCTGCTAATAGCGTATATGTAGTGCCTGTTTCTGCATCAAACTCTAGTTTTAATCTAAGTACAGCTGTACCGCTAGTCACGCCGCCTGATAGCCCTGAGTCTGTGCCTGTAGTTATGCCCTCTATATCACCTGTTGCTCCGCTGACTACCCACGCGCTGCCTGTGTAATACCAAGTAGTGTTAGTATCTTTAGTAAATGCAAACTGACCTTCTTGTGGGCTAGTTATTGCGCTGTTACGCGCTGCCTCTGTGGCAAAAACTAATATACCTTGCATTAAATACCCGTTTACATCCGCGGCAGTTAAAACCTCACCTGTGGTAAAGGTCTTAAATCCTAAGCCCGCTGCCATAGCATCTCCTTAATAAGCAAGTACGCCTGTGTCTAGCAGGCCGTATATGCTTGAGTCTAGTATAAAGCCGTCTATTATCGGCTCTAGTGTTGTTAGTGTCGTTTTCCAGCTGCCGGGCGTAATTGCCATAGCTACGCCAAACACCTGCAAAGTCTTAGTTAATGTAGATGAGCCTGGCTGGTTAGTAGTAATCGTTATAGGGTCAAAAAAATCTAGATTTAGGGCGGCGATTATGCCGGCATTATAGTTATCTGTGTATAAATCTAGGGTAATGGCATCACATCTTATAGACGTTTCTTTACGGCTAGCTACATAGGCTTGAGCGTAATCTAGGGCTACCGCATCTGTCTGCATTAGTAGATTTTGTTGGTTATAGCTGTGTGTAAAGTACTTGGCAATACTGGCTGCATCTGTAGCTACCTGTGTAGTACCGCCTGTACGCGTGATGCTAGCCGCATTAAATACCAACGTATCATCTAAGCGCCAAACAGCGTTAAAATAGCCTATAGCCGTGCCGTTATCGTTAAACACGGTAGGTGTGCCGCCTATGCTAGCCGTGGTCACGTTTCTATCTTGGAAGACGAAAGAGCCGAGAGCATCAACATAAAAAGCGCCGTATTCACTTAGGGTTACTGTGTTAAGAGCTGCAAGACTAGTACGCGCTGTGCCGGGGTCTGCCTGCATTGTAGTTAGCCCTGCATCTACATCACGCATAGAGCTAGGCCAGCCTATTTGATCTAATATTTGATTAACTCGCGTACCTGATAAGTCACCAGCTGTAGCCCCTGCTACCGTTGCTATCTGTGCATTTTGGGCAAGTCTAAACGCATCTACCGCCGTAATCGTGGTATAAGTAACCTCATCTGCGTTTTTAGGTGTAGTAGTAGTGTAGCTAGTAATAAAACCGCTAAAGATAGGGTAAGTAGTACTAGCGTAGGTAGCTGTTATCTGCACTTTACGCATAGGGTCTAGCAAGCCATAATAAGGGCCGCTAGTATTTTGTGGGTTAAAATCGCCGTTTTGGTCAACAATACGCATAGTTAGCGTACCTGTTTGGAATTGGTCAGCCTGTGGGTTACGGCCTCTGTTAGTTTGTATTGTATCTACTACGTTAGACACATCTACAATTACTGCCGCGCTATCTGCTAGCACGTTTGTATCTAGTATGCCTGTATCTAAAATCATAGCTTGAGCAAAGCTAGGCCCGGTACTAAAGTTAATTACCGCATTTACTACAGGTAGGGTCATAGCCCACCGGTGTAACGCAACGGGTCACCCTTGCGCTCTAGGTCTAATATGGCTTTTTGTACAGCTTGGCTTATTGTGTCCTCACTACCTACTACACCTGCATTTACTGTTATGTAGTTATCACCCATCCTAAAGCGGGCAGGGTCAAAGCCAGAGTCTGCCCCTATGCCTGGTCTTTCCATTATACGCATTTGTGCTAACCGTAACTGCTCATCACCTAACATACTGTCCATAAAAGGTTGCGCTAATAATGTGTCTATATGCTCTTTAAGTAAAACATTGATACCTGTGCCAGGATCTGTAGTTGCTCGCAGCGCTAATAAATTGGCAATAGCACCGCCTCCTACTGCACCGCCGCCTACTGCACCGCCGCCTACTGCAACGCCGCCTACTGCACCGCCGCCAACTGCACCACCGCCAACTGCACCGCCTGCACCTATTCCTAATGGGTTAATCTGTAGGCCTGCCATTTTCATCAACAGAGCTAGCGCTTCGTTTAGGTTTTGTAGGTCTATAAGCGCTTTAGGCTTAAACTTTTCTAATATGGCGTTTATATCTTGTAGCTTAAAATCTTGTGCCTGCAACGCGCCTAGTATTGCTAAATTAAGGTTTATCTTTTTAGCTAGTGCCGTGGCAGCTACTACATCTTTAGCAGCTATAGCATCCTCTAGCGCCGCCATATCTTTTTTGAGCGTTAAGCGTACAAGGTCATTAGCTAGGCTTAGTTTTTGTTGATCTGTCGCAGCTGCACCTAGCTTGTTTATTTCATCCTGTTTGGCTGCTAGCGCCGCTGCCACCTGTATCTTGTCCAAGTCAAATACATCTGTACCTTTGCCTAAAGCTAGGGCAGCCTTATCTAAGGCTAATTGATTTGCCTTTTCTTTTGTTATAAGTTTTTGCTCATTTAATCTTTTTTTAGCAGCTAAAGCCTCTGCCTGGGCTATTTTTAGTAAGATGCCCCTGTTACTTAGTTCTTTAGCGTATGCCTCAGCTTGTTTTTTGCGTAGTTTATTAGTCTTATCTAGTTGATCTGCCGCGCTACCAATAATAGGGTCTAGGCCTATAAGCGCATCAAAGGCTTTTAATATAAGTTTTATAGCTGGGTTTTTACTCAGTTCCTCTAATTTAACCTCAAACTTATCAAATGCGCCTGCAGCTTTACCTAACGCTGTGCCTATCTGTGTGCCTAGTTCTATAATCTTTTCTTGGAAATCCTCTACGCTCATACCGCTAGCCTCTAGGCCATCTACAAACCCTCTAGCTAGCGCCTCTTTAGCTTGATCTCCTGCCTCGGCTAACCTGGCTATTTTAACTGCGTAGGTGTCTAAGGCCTTAGCGCCTGCACCTAAATACTTGCCATTAAGTAATTCTAATATTTCATTAAAGCTTTTACCTTTTAGCTCAGCTGTAGTAAAACCTATGCGTAACCTAGCTAGCGCGGTAGTTTCACCCTTAAAGGCACGAGCTAGGCCATTACTAACAGCTTGTAAATCTTTGCCTGTTGCTAAGCTTACATCTAGCGCGGTCTGCAATAGTTTTTGCGCTTGCGTAGCATCACCTGTAGCTTGTGATAAGGATACAAACGCGCGCGTTAAATCGCCCCCGCCTATACCTGTAGCTAGGGCTAGCTTGTCTATAAATGAGTTAAGAAAAGGCGCAGCAAAGCCTAAATTAACAGCATCTAATTGCGCCCCTAATAACTTGGCCTCTTTTTCTGCCTCTGCAAATGATCTAGCTGCTGCTCTACCAAACCTTAATACAGCTGTTACGCTAAATGCTACAGCTAAAGTTTTAGCTAAACTTTTTACATTTTTACTTAGTTTTGTAGTCGCAGTTTCCGCTTCCTTAAACGCTTTTTTGCCTGTAAACTCAGAGGCTATATTTACTACTACTTGCGGATCTACAGCCATTATTTTACCGCCTGCAAGATATATTTATTAAATACAATTTTGGTTTTCTCTATAGCTTTAATTACAGCTGCGTTAGTCTTGCCGCCATCCTCAGCCCAAGCTCTATAAATTGCCCGGCCTTTCATCTTTCTAGACCTACGCCCGCGCCCTGTTTGATTATTAGCATCTACTATTTTACCTGTGCCATTAAGTGCATCTATAAATTGTTTACCAGCGTTAGGATTAAGGCTGTTAGAGTATTGTTTACCGCTAGCAGTAGTTTTGTCGTATACGCCATCTATGTAACGATCTACTAGAGGGCCTTGCGGTCTGCCAAACGGGTTAAGCCGCCCGCTAGTTTCATAGATAGCACCGGCAGCGCTTACATTGGCTATGCGCGCTAAAGCTCTAAAGCCGTTTTTATTAGGCTTGCTGGGCGCTGTTCTATAGCCTATACCGCGCCTAGCTTCGCCTGCATCAAATTTTGGAAATGCTCTATAATTTATTGTTTCTGCGCTAGATACTGGCTTAGACCAGTTGCTTAGTTCTGGTATATCTGCAGGTATAAAACCCTTAGCTTTGTTTGTAACAGGCTTTAACAGGTTGGCTAGTTCTTTTTGTATAGCTTTGCCTAAATCCGGGGCATACTTGCGTAAAGCCTTGCGAGCTTCAACGCCGCCTCTTACCTCGGTTGGCATCCTGCATCTCCTTAGCCCTATCGGTTAAAACCTTTAGGATATTACTAAACATTACATCATCTAGATCTAGCAAGTACTGGGGCGCTATGCCTGTTTCTACCGCAATTTGTGCGATTAAATAGCCAAAACTACCGCGCCCCACTACTCCAAAGGGTTATCGTCTGTAACCTCAACTTTAGCTAAGGTTTCTAGAAAATCTGCCCCAAACGTTTTTACTACTTCGCCGCTAGTGCGTAGGCACTCCCAGGCTAGCCAGTAAACATCACTTTGCTTTTCATCATCTCTAAAGGCTTTGTGAAAACCTTTTTTAGCATACTGCTCAAAGGCATACTCAATACGGGGCGTAATCTTATGCTCGCTTACGCTGCCGTCTGCCCTTGTTATTTTAAGCTGTGCCATTGTTGCCCCTTTGTTTTAGTTATGGTGTGGTGTCTACTACGATAGGTGAGTTACAAGTAAATGTAATGCTCTGGGTACTGATATCAGCGACAGATCCGTTAATGTCTGTAGTATTGTTGACCAAAACTGTGGTCTGATATTCTGGGTTTGTTGCCGATATAGCCGCGCTTGTCTGCTTAAGTGTTAGCGCTACAGTAGTACCCCACGCAGCTTGCAAGGTTGCAAGTACGTTTGATGCTGCCGTATCGTTTAGAAAATCAAGCGTGATAGTGCTGGCCTCTAAACCTTTTACAAACTTATGCGCTGTGTCGCCCATAGCTGTAACTTCTAGCTCATCAAAACTACGGTTAATAGTTGCGCTAGTAACGTGATCCGACAGGGCCACGCTGTTTAGCGTGACTACTACGCCGTTAGAAAGAAAAATTGCCATTAGTTATTCCTCGTTTTCTGTTGTCGGTGTTTCTGTGTCTTTTACTGCCTTTTGCTTTGTTTCTTTAACCTCTTTAGGCAGTTCTTGCCCTATCTTGATTAGAAACGCTTTATCCTCATCTGTAAGTGCCATTTTAGCTCCAGCTCGTTAGTACGGATATTTGTAAATCGCTTGTAAGCAAATCACCGCTAGGCAGCGCCAATACGCTAGGTGCTGATACAGCGGTAACATTAAATACGATACTGCTAGCGGCTAATAGACCAAACACGGCTACTATCGTATCCTCTATGCCTTGCAGGTTGCCTTCATTAGAAAACATAGGCACGGTCATAATAATCTTAAAATTAGCTAGCGGCGCGATACTTGCGTAAGAGTTATTGCTAGGCGTAATGTAATTGTCTGCCGGCGCTACCACTACGCTGTTAGCTACTATTGTGCTAGGTGGAAAACTAAAGGTAGACCAGACAGAGTTATTAGCTAGTGCAGCGGCTATAGTAGATCTAAGGGTAGTTATCGCGGCTGGCATTATCCGACCATAGCGCTAGGGTTTAGATACGGCGCTAGCAGGCCGCGTACAGATGCCATTAGGGTATTACTCATCTTAAACGGGCTAGGGCTAAAGCCATCTACGCTTACCCCGCCTGCCTGTGTGCTAAATCGGCTAGTCCATATATTCTCGGCTATCATCAAAGCGGCAGCGTTAATTGCAGGTGTATTTGCGTAGCTTGCGGTCTTTGTATCCTCACCGGTCATAGTGCCGCTAGGTACTACGCGCCTAAAGTTTTGATCACTAGCTGTTTTTGCATATTGTATAAAGCTGTAGCCCTGTGGGTACTGGTAATAATTAAGCTGTAAATTAAACGCTGGTAATAAACTTGTGCTACCAGAGCTAAAAGGTAAAGTGCTAGTAATTGTATAGCTGCCGTTAAAAGTAGTGCCAGCCCCGGCTACTGTGACGGTTTGACCAGTAGTAAATAGGCCGGGGTTGGCTATCATCACCGTAGCTACGTTACTTACTAACGCTGTCCCAACTACAGGTGCAGAGTCAAACCATAAAAAACCGTTTATTAGATCCTGTGCCGTCTGGCAGGTGTCCTCTATCCAAGTGTAGCTATCGTACAAAGTGCCTACGCCAAGTGATGCCTTAAGTGTTGCAGCTGTAACGTATGTGGCTGGCATATTTGTACCTTTCTTTGTAGGTCTGGTAGAGCCAAAGGGCTAAGGCCCTACCAGACTATTAGTTATTTATTAAGCGATATTTAGGCGGCAGATACCGTTAGGGATCTTGGCAA